AGGACGATCATCAATATCATCTCTTTCTCTATCATCATAATCTGAATCACTCATGTCTGAATGATCGTTTGCCATACTATTTATTTCTGTCTCATCATCTAAATCCATTTCATTTTCATCGTTTTCATCGTTTTCATTAAATCTAAAACTTCTTGAATATACTACATAAGGCTACAGATCATCATCTCCTCTAGGTTCGTAATGATAATCATATTCAGTCATTGCGTTACTACGATGTAACATTGGATTTGCTTCTCTTATTCTTAATCCTGTATCTACCCATTCATTACCACGATAAGCCATTTATATTATATAAATAAATAAAAATAAAAAGTTATAATATATTATATTTTTAAATAATACATTATATTAAGTATGGCAAATCAAATTTTGAATGCAATAAATAATATGAACGAAGATTTTGCTTCTTATTTAATTTTAGCACTTATAATAATTATTATAATTATTTATGTATCTTATATGATTTATTTGACAAGTCTTCAATCAAAAGAATGTAATTATTTAAATGCATTGTATCCATCTATTAATGGAAATATTAAATCAATCAACCCCAATAATAGCGATTGTAAAGGCAATTTGTATGATTACTACATAAAAACTGCTTTTAATGCTTGCAGTGGAGGAAGTTATCACAACGACTACGTAGATATTTGTGTCCTGAAAAGTATTTTAAAACAAGGCGTTAGATGCCTTGATTTTGAAATATATAACGTCAACAACCAACCGGTTGTATCTAGTAGTAGTTCTAACCACGACAACTATTATGTAAAAGAAACATATAATAGTGTTAAATTTAGTGATGTTATGAGTACAATAAATAATTACGCTTTTTCTGGGGGCACAGTTCCTAATCCGTCAGATCCTTTAATTATTCATTTAAGAATAAAAAGTAATGAACAGGCTATTTATACTAATTTAGCAACTATATTTAAATCATATGATAATGTCATGTTAGGTAAAAATTATAGTTTTGAAAATAATGGTAAAAATATCGGGGCACAACCATTGACGTCTTTCATGAATAAAATTATTTTAATTATTGATAAATCAAATAATTCTTATTTAGAAAATCAAGCGTTTATGGAATATGTCAATTTAACAAGTAATTCTGTATTTATGCGTGGGTTATCGTATTATGATGTTAAAAATACACCTGATATTAATGAATTGGAAAAATTCAATGAAAGATGTATGACAATTGTCTACCCAGACAGTGGATCTAATCCATCTAACCCTAGCGGTCTTTTATGTAGAGCAGCCGGCTGTCAAATGGTAGCAATGCGTTATCAACATGTTGACACCTTTTTGGAAGAAAATGCAATGTTTTTTGATGAAGGGGGGTATGCTTTTGTATTGAAACCAGAGAATCTACGCTATAAAGCAGTAACAATTTCACAACCTAAACCACAAAAACCAGCATATTCTTATGCAACTAGAAATGCTAAGAGTGATTATTATAATTTTAACTACTAAGCAACTTTTAGAAAAAGTTGCGCAAAACAACGTTGGAAAACGTTGCGCAAAACAACGTTGGAAAAAGTTACGCAAAAAGTTAAATAGATGTTTTGCTCTACTTTTCCAAAAGTAGAAAAAGTAGAAAAAGTATTATTTTAAAGGATTACAATTTAAAAGTTAATTTATATTGTAACCCAATGAAATACCCGTACATTTTGTTTTTTAGATATGACGAATACTCGTATATTGATAAATTTTTAGAAGATAATAAAGAAAGATTATCATGTTCTATTTTTATTGTAAATAATAAAGAAGAATTAAACAAATTATATGATTCAAATTACCATTTGTTGGTGACTTTCGGTGAAAGTGAGAGCCTTTATTATAAAGATGTAAATGACATTATTGTGGATAGAATGAGAAAACGTTGGATCCATTATAAGCAAATTGATGAAAATACCCTGGATGTTTTCAATAATGGTGTTAATTTTTGTTATTTACATTCATGTGTTACAACAAAAGAAAACACACGTCCCATTTTTTCATTATTTACAACATGTTACAACTCTTATAATAAAATAATACGAGCATACGATAGCATTAAAACTCAATTATTAAAAGATTGGGAGTGGGTTATATTAGATGACTCGCCAAACGATGAGCATTTTGTATTTTTAAAAGATAATTTCAAAAATGATAAGCGTGTTCGTCTATATAAACGCAGTGAAAATAATGGTAACATAGGAAATGTGAAAAATGAGGCGATTTCATTATGTCGCGGTAAATATTTATTAGAAATGGATCATGACGATGAAATATTGCCTTATGTTTTATCAGATGCAACAAATGTTTTTGAAAATGATCGTGAAGTAGGTTTTATTTACATGGATTTCGTTAATATATATGAAGATAAGTCAAATTTCAGTTATGGTGATTTTTTCGCATTAGGTTACTCAGGTTATTATAGACAAAAAATAAACGGTAAATGGATGTATATAGCAATGACACCAAATGTAAATAATATCACATTGAACCATATTGTTAGTGTACCAAATCATCCAAGAATATGGAGGAGAGAAACATTGATGAATATGGGTAATTTTTGTGAATATTTACCTATTTTGGATGATTATGAAATCCTTATTAGAAGTGCTGTATATACAAAAATTGCAAAAATCCATAAATTAGGCTATATTCAATACATGAATAACAATAACAATAATTTTTCATTGATAAGAAATGGAGAAATTAACCGAATTATATGGAATTTAAATAGACAATGTTATGATTTTTATAAAATAGATGAAGTTATGAAAACCAAAAATGGTTATGAAGATGAAAATTATAGATGTACTAACAGTCAAATATGGAAACGCAAAGATTACGAATACAAATATTGTAATAGTGTCGTAAATTTAGATCACAAAAAACAATATTGTATATTAGGGATAGATACTTTTTATAATAAATTAGATGATTTGAAACTACTTTATGAGGACAAAACAAATGACTTTCTTTTATTGGATAATAAAGAACACAGTGATAAATTATGCGCTGTATTAGATGAAAACAATTTTTCGGAAATGAAATGTTATAGTATGACAGATTGTAGCGAAGATGAATTGATAAAATACTTCATGTTATTGTACAGAAGTTGTGATGATTATTCCGTATTATACGATAAATCAAAAAAAATCGCGGTAGAATCGGAAAAGTTACCTGAAAATTCAACAAAGATTGTGGTGAATACAGGCAGTTGGAACGTAGTTCACAGCAACCTTTAGAATCCACCTTTAGAAAAGGTGGAGCCAAACGTTTTGCACAAGTTTTTGAAAAGTTGTTTTGGCTCCGCCTTTTATAAAGTTGTTTTGGCTCCACCTTTTCTAAAGGTGGAAAGATTTATTTTATCTATTTAATATAAGATACAATAAACTAATTAAAATTATGAAAAAGCATATGAAAAAAAATACAAAACGTCATGAAGCTCCCACCAAAAATATATGTAAAGGGTTGACTTTCCAGGATTGTGAATTGGCAATTTTGCGTATGGCGGTTGATAATGCAGAAGAAAAATTAGCCAAGCGTATTGTTAATTCAGAAGAGATTAAGAAAATGATAGCTATTGTAGAAGATTTCATCAAAGTAAAAAACTTGATTTGTTATGGAGGTACGGCCATCAACAATATATTACCTTTAGAAGATCAATTTTACGATAAAGACGTAGAAATTCCGGATTACGATTTTTTTACGCCAGATGCTTTAAGCGATGCAAAAGAATTAGCAGATTTATATTATAAAAATGGATACACTGACGTTGAAGCAAAATCTGGACAACATCACGGCACCTATAAAGTGTTTGTTAATTTTATACCAGTGGCCGATTTAACACAAATTCCAAAAGAGATATACACTGCAATTAAAAAAGACTCTGTTAGAGTTTCAGGAATATTGTATGCACCTCCAAATTTTTTGAGAATGTCAATGTATTTAGAACTTTCTAGGCCTGCAGGATATATATCAAGATGGGAAAAAGTTCTAAAACGGTTGGCATTATTAAATAAAAATTATCCTTTAACATCTATTGATTGTCATAACATGGATTTTCAGAGAGAAATGAATAATAAAACAAATGAAAATGAAATTTATGAAAATGTGAAAAATACATTGGTAAATCAAGGAGTTGTATTTTTTGGTGGTTACGCAATTTCTCTCTATTCGCAATATATGCCAAAACCTTTACAAAAAAAATTAAATAAAATTGCTGATTTTGATGTAATATCACACGATCCAAAGACAACTGCTGAAATAGTCGTAGAAAGGTTGAAAGATGTTGGCATTAGTAAAGCAAAAATTCTTTATCATAAACCGATTGGTGAAATTATTCCAGAACATTATGAAGTTAGAATAGAAAATGATACTATAGCATTTATTTATAAACCTATTGCTTGTCATAGTTATAATATTATTAAAATTCATGGCCAGTCTGTCAAAATTGCTACAATAGACACTATGTTGAGTTTTTATTTATCATTTTTGTATACAAATCGTGATTATTACAATGAATTTTCGGAGAGAATTTTGTGTATGTCCAAATTTCTTTTTGATGTACAACAGAAAAACAGATTAGAACAAAAAGGCCTGCTTAAGAGATTCAGTATTATTTGTTATGGTCATCAAGAATCAGTTGAAGAAATGCGCGCTCAAAAGGCAAAAAAATTCAAAGAACTACAAACAAAAAAAGGGACTCGGGATTATGAAGAATGGTTTTTAAATTATAAACCTGAAGTTATGAAAAAAAAAACTGAGGGAATTGATGGAAGCGAGGAAGGAAAAAACATAAAAAAAAATACAATAAAAAAAATAATGAGAAAAAAAAGAACAACAACAAAGAAAAATAAGACGCAAAAGAATAAATCATCACGAAAACCCCAAAAGTTGTTTAATTTTGGTTTTGACTTGAAAAACGACCCTTATAAGAAATAA